CAGATAATATTTCTGCGGCGCGTTCGCCGTCAAAATCGCAGACAAGGAACATTCTGCGGCGGCGTTGGGCGACTCCGAATTGGGAGGCGCACAGCGTTCTGTATCATAACCCGACTCTTTCAAAAAGTCGAGTTCCCCCATTAGCAAATCGGTGTCAAATCCGATGTTCATCGTCAGCTTATTGTGTGCAAGGATATATGCGCGTTTCTGCTCCTCGGAAAGATGTGTCAAACGAATGCACGGAACTTCGGCAACTTCCATATCTTGGAGTGCAAGCAGCCGACCGTGTCCCTCAATTACCACGTTATCCTCGTCAATCGCAATCGGGTCATTCATTCCGTAGGTCTCGATTGAACGGCGAATTTGTGCAATCTGTTCTTTCGGGTGAAGTTTTGCGTTCTTCGGAAACGGCTTTATATCCGTTATATTTACATTAACAATCTCTAACATGACAACCTCGTTTCTGCGAGCGGAATCCGCTCGCTGTTACGTTCTAATATGATTTCCGTGTCGGGGAAAGCCGCTGTAAATCGCTTGACTGCCACATCGCAGTTGACTTCGGAGGTTTCCGCACCGTAGCACAACCGCCCCGATTGCTCGCAGGCATGAGCCGTGGTAAAAGTCCCTGCAAACACATCAAGCACAATGTCCGACTTATCGGAGTGCATTTTGATTGCTCTCCACGATAATTCCGTGGGAGTATTTTTGCGGATTACAGGCAGTTTCCAAATCGGATTAACGCCCCACAATTTCCGCTCCTGCTTGGTGAGTCGTTTCGTGAATTTGTGGTTGTGATTCGCAAACGCAGTCACAAAGTTATAGTCGCTCTCTTCGTATAAGTCGGAATCGCTGTCAGAGGAAGAAAAAGCAGTCAGCAACTCCGATTGTTTGACTTTATCCCACACACGAATCCAAAGCGGACGGAATCCGCAGTCGGCGAACAATGCCATGATGTGGACGTTAATCGGATCGATGAACCGTGATTTCGCAACTACCATATCACCAAGAGTAACGACCGCTGTGTCGGAAAATCGGACAATGTTCTTCACTGCCGATTTCATTGTTTCGAGCCAGTTTTCGAGATTATCATTACAATGCGGCGGAGTTGTAAAAGTCAGCTTGGCGCGACTGCCGTTCATCAGCTTTTCAATATCATCGCCGCAGAGTAATCTATGTTGACCGATATACCAAATGTCGCCAGTCTGTGTGACCGTACCATTATCTTCAACCGACTTCTTGGCTTTGTCCTCGTCAAAATCGTCCTGAACACAGGACTTCGGGGACATTAAAGCGTCGATTTCTTCAATGTCAAAGCCAGTCAATTCCACATCAAAACCCGTTGAATCTATGTCGGATATAAGGTCGGAAAGAATATCCTCGTCCCATTCTGACAACTCATTCAGCTTGTTATCGACTATGACATATGCGTCCGCCGCCGCTCCCGACAGAGGCAGAATAATAGTCGGGACTTCGGGAAGACCCATTTTTTCGGCGGCTTTGCAGCGAGCGTGTCCTGCGAGGATTCTGCAGTCGCTGTCGATGAGGACGGGGGAAGTGAATCCATAAGTCTCTATAGATGTGACTAACTTTTTTATAAGACTGTCGGGGTGATGTCGCGGGTTCTTCGGGTGCGGTTTTAAGTCGGTGAGCCGCATTGTTTTTAATTCGTAGTTCATATTAATCCTTTCATGTGCCAGACAGGAGTTTTTCAAGCGGGTCTTCAAATCCGGGCAGACCGTTAAACGCTTCCGTGGTGTTCGCTTCAACCGCACTCTTAATCACGAAATACATCTGATTGACAATCCGCTGTCTGTCCTGCACAGCCTTTTCAATCGGGTTCAGCACGAGAACACCTTTGTCGTTTTTGGCAACAAAACCGAGCCGTGAAATCATGCGTTCAAGCTGTGCATACCGTGCCTGTTGCATGGCGAAATTCTGCAGGTATGACGGCTGAAACAAATGCTCACAATTACGCTCTGCAAGCCACTTCCACAGTTCTTCAAAGTATTCTTTCGCACCGAGTTCAACGCCTGTTTTCTGCGTTTCGAGAAGATACTCCTTGCACTCGGGGATAGTCGGAATATTGTCATAATCAGAATTTTTCGGCTTTTTTGTGGTCTTAATTTTGGACTTATGCACATTATTTTCGATAGCGGTTTGGAGATTTCGGCGGGGTCTGCCCGCTCCGATTCTCGCTCCGCCGTGACCGTTTGAGTTCGCCATATGCGTCTCCTTTCCCGCACTTGAATAATTGCCCAAACTTGAATAAATCTTGAAATTAAATCAAGATTGAGTGTGTTTTCGTAAAAATATTCATGGTCGATTTTCCTTGTATTCATGCGAATATTCGAGTGTCATAACTGCTATTTAATCAAGTTGCAAAAACCTCTTGAAATTAGAAAAACGCACACGCAACCCCACGCCCGCTCGCTGTTTATGCGGTTTCAGAGATTTTTATACCCCCCAACTTGAATATATTTCGTGTCCACAAACAGGGGATGGATAGCATAAACACTGGCTTCCCTCATGTCTACAAATAGGGATTGCAACTTTTCAGTTTCTGCTCCAACGGTCGCCCTGCTCGGCATGAACCCTCGCATGGCAGACGTTGCACAACGCTTGCAGGTTGCTGTAATCGTGCGTACCTCCGTCAGAAACTTTACGGATATGATGTACGCACTCGGCGGCGGTCAGCTTCCCCGACTGTTGGCACAATTCGCACAGCGGATTCACTTGTCGGTATGCCTTACTGATTCTGTTCCAGTCCTTACCGTAGCGGACTTTGCTGTCACGACTTCGCTGATAGCGATTGTAGCGGCGGTTCTCGGTCTGTTTATGTTCATCACAGAAACTATCATGACATAGGTTAGGACAACCGGGGAACTTGCAGGGTGTTCTTGGTTTTCGTGGCATAAATATCACCTCCAAAAAATGTTGACTTTCCAGAAAAAATCTGATATAATAAAAGCTAACACAGACTTTCGATTATTCGCTTGACTTCCTGTAACGATGTAACCTTGTAGGCTCTGCCTTTCGCGGCATTGATTTTACGGAGAGCCGATTCTTGCAGTTTTGTCAGCTTGCCGGATTCCGTCTTGACTTCAAAGGCTACAAACCGTCCGTCAAGGCAGACGATGATGTCGGGGATTCCCGCAGTTCCGAATTGACCGCCGTGTTGCTTCCAACAAAAACAGCGGGGTAAGGTGCGGAGATAACGGAGTATTGCGGTAACGATGTCTTTTTCGAGCATAGAAAAGCCCTCCAAATTCCCCGAACTGGAGGATAGTGGAGGGTAAACTATATAATATATATATTTAAGTAAAAAGAATATATAGTATATAATATACATTATGCTCCAGTATGTTCCAGTTTCAGTGTTCATGCGAATTTACGGAGTTTTAATCCTCCAGTTTGCTGTGTCTTATTCGTGACAATATTCAGAATTAACGGCTAATCCGAGCCACATATTGCCGCGTTCACCTTTCTTTTTCACGACGCCTTTTGATTCGAGGGCGCGGGCGAAATCCCGATTACTGCGTTTGTATTCGCCTGATTTTAAGCACCAAGCCGTGTAGGTCTCGTACAACTTAGAACCGCGCACGGAATGGTGAACGCTGTAATCACAGCACTCTTCCATGAACTGCGTAACCCAATCATTCTCGGCTCTGTACTGTGCTTTTGCGGATTCAACAACACCGCTTTCGGGCAACTTGTAGCCGTTTTCTATAAACATTTTCGCACCCTCGATGCACCATTGCAGAATCGCACCGCCCGCCTCGTTTAAGAGCCGCTCGGCGAGATTCAGCACAGGATTTTCGATTCTTGCCATGAACGGCACAGGAACTAATCGCCGCCAAGTACCGTGGTCATCGCTTCCTACTTTAGGGAGATGATTGGTGTACAAAACGAGTGAGTGCGTTGGAATAAAAACAAACGGGTCATGGAACTTCTTCTCTGCAGACATGGGGTCGGTGGAAGATACTTGTTTGAGCATTGCAGTCGAGAGACGATTGCCCTCTTCGGTTTCGGAAGCAATTACAAGCCGCTTGCCGAACAACTCCGCTAAATCATTCTTAGGATTCTTTGCTTTGGTAGTCAGAGCTTCGGCGAGAATCTTACCGCTGTAATCGCCGAGAATCTCATACAGCGTGTTGAACAACGTGGATTTACCGTTGTGACCGCCGCCGTGGGCGATAATCAGAACTTCGCTGTAGACTTTGCCGAGGCAAGCCATACCCGCAATGCACTGATTATATTTTGCGAGTTCCTTGTTGCCGATTGTGATGTCATCAAGAAACTCCTCGAACAACTCACTGCGTTCAGAGGTCGGCGAAACCGCCGTCATCTTCGTGCAGTAAGCGGCGGGGTCATGCGGTCGGAGTTGCCCTGTTTTGAGGTCGATGATTCCGGCGGGAGTGTTCAAATCACATGGATTAGCGTCGAGAGAGTCATTGTCAATTTCGAGATTGCTCATCGCAATACCGAGAACACCCTTGATTCGGCTGTAAGAACGTATTTTCACTGCAAATTTGATATATTCGCTGTCACCGCTCTTGTAGGCACTGTCAAGAAGATTGTCCGTAAAAGCGACTTGCAAGCCTGTGGCTTTAAGTTCGCTGTCCTCCCATCGCTTGCCATTCCAAACGAGCCAGCCGAGAGACCGATTAAACCGAGCGGCGGCAGTATGGAACTTTGCAAATTCACCCGCGACAGAAATGTCGGAATAATCGCGCAAACAAATCTCTTGATTATCTTGAATAACATTCTCGCTATTCAAAAAATTCAAGTTTTCGGCTAACTCAAGCGATAAAATCAAGTCCCGCGCCTCTTCGTGGGAAGCCGCAGAGGACAAATAATCGCTTACATCGCCTTTGCTTTTAACGCCGTTAAGTTGTGCGACTTTGACGGAATTCGCAATGCCTGTCAATGCACGATTCACCGTTACCGTGTGCTTGAGACCGCTTGCATCATTGTCGGGAATAATAATCACGTCCTTGCCTTGAAGCGTTTCGGTGTAATCCGCTCGCCACTTCCCCGCACCCATAGGAGCGGTCGTTGCGGCAAATCCGAGTGAGATTAAATTCTCTGCATCTTTTTCACCCTCGACTAAATACACAGTTTTTACACGAATAATCGCAGGGAGATTATATAACACAGTGCGAGTGTTCTTCAAAGTCCACTCTTTGACAGAGCCGTTGGGATTCAGAGCAACTTGTCTGAACGACTTAGGTTCAAGCCGAATCGTTGCATGGAGCGGAGTGCCGTGTTCATCGGTATAAATGTATCGGCAGACTTCTTTCGGTTTTTCTGATTTCATGGGCAAGGGTTCTGTGAATAAGTCCGACTGCGAAACACCAATCGCGGCACATATGCTTTTCAAATCGCACCCTGCGTGGCAGTGCATCAGAATCTTGTTGCCCTGCTCGGTAATCGTCAGACTGGCGGTCTTATCATCGTGACACGGGCATTTCGCCTGATAGCTGAACTGCCCTGTCTGCTTGACTTCCCGAAAACGAGAAGTAATATTGTTAATCCGCATAAAACACCTCGTTCATGTCATCATCGAAGTAGCGAACCTTGATTCTAAGCTGTCTTGCGGCTTTGATTTCCTTGTACATTCCGTCGCTGACTCTGTCACCGAACACCCACAACTCGCGGCAGTTTTTCATGAGCTTCAACCCGAATTCGAGAGCAAGTTCACGCTCAACGGGGTCAGAATCGTCCATGAATCGTGGTAAATAACAGTGTGGGGCAATGGGAAAATAACCCGATTTTACCGCAAATCTGCAGTAGCGGAGTGCATTCTTGACGTTCTGCTTGGTATCACCTTTATAGGGCGAAGCGATGTAAATTTGCCTAATATCGCCGGATTTGATTTGACGCTGACGTTGCTTTTTCCGCTCCTCGGCGAGAGTCGCCCGCTCAATCGCCGCATATGCAGTCGGGTCATAACAGCCCGACGAATTAAAACGCTCATTATATCTTGACATTTTTCAAAAACTCCTTTATAATAATAGATAGTGCAGGAGTCGAAACCCCGGCACAACAAACATTAAAACTAACTGACTTCGCCCGTTTCTTCATCGACAGTTATATCAGGGGAATCAAAGTCTATGTTTCGGCTGTATGTTTTAACCTGCTCTGAAAGCGGCTTAATAGCCTCTCGCTCCTCGGGAGTGAGCGCTCTGTCGAACGTAAACACAGCTTGCGAGTAAGCAATACCGCCGCTACTGTTGGCTTTACGGAGTGTGAATTTCGTTACAATCGAATTGCTCGCTCTGCCTTTGGAAATCTGCGATTGCAGATATTTCGTGAACGACTTCAGCGAGCCTGTCGGCAGACTTAAAAGGTTGGGGAACGCCTCGCCCTCACGCAGAAGATAAATGCGGCGGCGGTTTTTGCAAGCCTTACCGTTGCTTTCGTCAGCAGAGCCGTACTGGTTCAGAGTGCATTTCTTGCACTCGCCGCCGGGTTCGCCGACACCGATAACGCCGTCATAACTGCCGCAGTCGGGCGGATTAGAGCCGCCTGTGTATTTCTCTTTGTAGTAGCAGTTAAGCGGGTGATGATACACAATCACAGCCTTAAACTCTTTGACGGAATCGGGTTCATCGCCGTCGCCGGGGATTTCGTAGACAATACCGCCGCCCGACGGAATCTTAATCGGCTCGAACTGAAGCTCCAAGCCGTCAAGTTCCTCTGACATTGCGGCATCCGCTGTGACCGCCAAGAAACCGCGTTCTTGCACTGTTAATGCGTGTTCACTCATACTTGACATAAAGTACCTCCTATTTTTTAGTTGATTTGTTAATCCGCACTGAGATTTTTTCATAAGTGCTGACCTTGCCGTTAAGCCAATCGGGTAAGCTGTCATCGTTCTGTTCTATGAGTTCGCTGACCGTGCTTGACAATGTGTTTGCGTTGACAGTCTCGGTGATGAGTTCGCCGTAACCGTTGTCGCGGAGTGCGATGTAAAGCGACTCTTTGTCGCCCGCTAAAGCCGATGCAAATGTCCGAGTTGACAGCGAATAGGTGAACCCGCTGTGGGTGAATGACGGCATTTCGCTTTCGGTCATGAGGTCGGCTAATTCGGCGTTGATTTCCTCAATTTCGTTGCCTAAAAATTTCATCTCATTCTCGACAGACTTTTTTGTGTCTTTGAGGGTTTTCAGTTTTTCGGCAAGCTGTAAGATTTGTTTTTCCATGTGACTCCTTTCAATTAAATGGGTTGATTCCGTTGCGATAATCGTCCACAAGCGACTTTGCGAGATTGCTCTTGCTGTGCAGTGATTTCAAGACTTTTTCGTCAACGGTGTTGCGAGCGATTAAATAGATATATGTGCAGGGCTGATTTTGTCCTACTCGGTGAATCCGGGCTTTTGCTTGCTCGAAGTTTGACATAGAATAGTCCAAACTGTAGAATACAAGCGTACTTGCCGCCGTCAGTGTTATACCAAGTCCGGCGGTTGCGATTTGACCTAAGAATACTGTTACATCGGGATTCTCTTGAAACTGCTTGACCTGCTCCGCACGGTCTTTGGTTTCGCCGCTGATTGCGGAATATTGAATGTTCTGTTTTTCGAGCAAGTCCTTGATTGCGGCGATTTCGGCGACAAAGCGAGCAATCACCACAAGTTTTTGTCCCTGCGATTGTGCCTCTTCGATTATGTCGGCGAGTGCATCTAATTTCGCTTTGCTGACCGACTGTGGTCGCGGGTCTTCATCGCCGCCGAGAAAACCGCCTGTGAGTTGGCTTAATCGGAGCAATTTAGTCAGAATGTTAGTTGCGCTGATTTCCTGCCCGTTGAGTTCTGCGAAACTATCCTTGACTAAGCTCATATACAGTTTCATTGCCGACTTTTCGAGTTCAACGTGCCTGATTATGTCGGTGATTTCGGGGAGGTCAAGGCACTCAGCTTTTGTGGCTCTGAATGCGATTGAGTGCATTTTGCGGGTAAGTTCTGATTCCATTGACTTTTTCAGCACAGGAGTGTGGTTGCCGTAACCGACTAAATCAAAAAACTTGTTTCGCCACGAGTAGAAGCTCGCACCGAAGACGGCGGGATTCAGAAACTTCCACTGCGAGAACACGTCTATTACCCTATTGGTAATCGGTGTCCCTGTGAGAAGCAAGCGATAATCGGCTTTGACTGACATTCGATGACAGAATTTCGCCGCATTCGTCTTGTGCGATTTGATTTTATGAGCCTCGTCACACACAATCAGCGATTCGCCGTCTTGGAATAGCCATACCGCGATTTCCTTTTCAAGCCGCCATGCAGATTCGTAGTTCACGACTGCGACTTGAAGCGGTGAGCCTGTGAGATGTCGGAGCGTGTCCGCTTTTTTCGCTGATGCACCCTCAAGGATTGCGAGACTGTAATCAAAGTCGGCGAATTTACGAAACTCCTCATCCCACACACCTAGAATCGACAACGGAGCGACTATGAGGATTCGGCGGAGCTTCCCGAGACGGTGCAGATGACCTGCCACAGCGATTGCCGTGATTGTCTTGCCGCACCCCATCTCGAAAAGTAAACCGTAACCGCGACTTTTAACGCTTGTGAACATTTCGAGTGCGGTTTCAGCGGCGGAGGACTGGTGATTGTAGAGGGTTGCTTTTATGGGCGGGTCTCTCATTGTGAGCCTCCTTATAATAGGAATTAAGCCGCTTGAACTGGTCAAACGGCTATGTAAAAACAAAATT